TGGGAAGGTTAACTTTTTTTTTGTTTACCGGGCTTGCGTTAACCTATGCATAAAACTATCGACTGCAAAAAAGAAATTCCAGAAGATCAGCTTCGGGGATATTACGGAACTCGATGAATGGCTGCAAGCAACAGACGAGCAATACCCCTACGAATTAGATGCCCGGTATGAGGAATTACTCACTACCTTAAACGATCAAGTCGAGACCCTGCGATGGTATGATAAGGAAGTACTAAAACTAAGCCTTGAGCATTCCGTGAGCAGCCTCGCCCGAGGCACCACTATATCCAGAGACTCATTACGCAACACCCTAAAAATAGCAAAAGATGAAATCAAGCAACGAACAGAGCCCAGCTATAAAGCGTGGAAGGAAGCCGAAGGGCTTGGGTGACGTGGTGGAGTCAATCACTACCGCTACGGGTATCAAAGCTGCGGTGGATTGGTTCAGCGAAGCCACGGGGGTGGACTGCGGATGCGATGCTCGTAAGGCAAAGCTCAACAAAATGTTCCCGATTAACAATCCGGAGTGCTTAACAAAGGAAGAGTACGAACTTATCGGATCCTTTATCGGCACAAATCAACTTACGCACGTTCAGAGGGTACGCATAGCAGAGATCCACGCTCGGGTCTTTAGGCATAAATATGACCTACCCTGTACCTGCAGTCCGAGACTATGGGCTAAATGGATCAAGAACCTCACCGACCTACATACGGCTTATGAAGTATAACGCCCGGAAGTTTGTCCAAGCATCCTACGATCGTAACGATGACTGGGGCAAAGAGGTCGTTATGAGATGGCTTACCTCCCACGGCAATAGGTTCACGATAGTGGATAAGGTGATAGAGGATTACAAGGTTGACATAGTTGCTTATGATAGCAAAGCGGATAAGCAGGTAGGGTTCGAGGTAGAGGTAAAGCACAAATACCCGTTCTCAGATGCGGAGTCCTTTAAGTTTGATACCGTGAGCTTTCTGGGTAGAAAAAAAAAGTACGGGGACTTCTGGTACGTGATCGTATGCGGAGAGACAGAAGCCCTACTACTGGCGCATAGTTTTGAGATCTACAAGGAAGAGTATCGTGAAATTAAAACAATAGTAACAACTGAGCGTAATGGCTTGGATGAGTTCTATCGTGTCCCTAAATCTAAATGTATTTTTTATGCCAATCCCAGAACCCAAAACAAGTGAAAAACAAGCCGACTACATCCAGCGTTGTATGGAGATAACATTAGGCGAATCTGAATCAGCAGAACAAGCGTTAGCAATATGCTACGCTAAATGGAAGGAGGGCAAGTAGCCCTCTTTTTTTTATTTATTTTTTATTGGAGTGTGAATAATTACTAAAGTTGTATTATATTTGGGTATAATTAAAAACCAATCAGATGAAAAACTCCACTATCTCAAACATCTCTTACAACATTGTCGTAGTTCAAAGCACTTCAGTTAATACTTATGCTTATACTTTTGATCAGTTGTTTAATAACAAAACAGAAGATGGCTGCGACTGGGAATTTGTTTATGCTCTTAATATGATCACAGAAGATATTTTGAAATTATCCAAAGGTGATAGCTTATACTTCAAATCAAATAGAGATGAAGAGTCAAAGGGAATCATTGTACGTATCAGTTAATAAAAACCAATCAATCTTAAAAAACCAATCAGATGTTTAATAAACGCAAATGGCTCGAAGAGCAAAAGGAATCCCTAAAGGAATATATCGTAACGGAGTGGGCTAATGGTAATACTCCAGAGTACTCAGACCTCTGCGAACAACTTCAGAATGACATCGACCGAGATGTTATTTACTACAATGACTGCTGGGATATTTGTAGAGAGCTTGCCCAAGCCACGGAGTGGGACAAGATGGAACTCGGCCCGATTACGAGCCTACAACAACTTGCATACGCATCCTTGTATGAGTTTGCTAATGAGACATTAGATCTGGAGGAATTACTTAACGAAACAATCAATGAAAATGCATAATCTTAAAGTACTTATCGCCAAGACGATCGCTTCTGCTGCGATTATCTTTTGCCTTATCGGCAGTCTCGCCTTTGTTGAATTTCTAATTAACTTATAAAATGATCTTTACCTACAACGACCTAAAGTTCTGGCTTGAGCAAGCCGACCTACTCCCTCAGTCTTACTGGGATGCTCTGGAGGACTATGATCCGGATCAAAAGAACTCCGATGAAATCCTTGCTAAGTGGCTTGGATATGTCCACGTAGCTGACTTTTACAATTACGAGCTGGATATTACATACATCGAAGAGTCTTACAATGAGGATGGGTACACGAATACCACCGCTTATCCTGTTACATCCATACAAGGGAATGTACCGGATATGGATGAAGAGATCTACATTAAGTGGATGAACTGGGCAACCAGCGTAGCTTCTGAGGAATGAGCAAAGAAATAGTATACATTGAGCCCGGAGACATATTTTCATACGGGTATAATGCAGATCACCTTGCAGTACTAATGCACTTTGATGGCTTTCGCCCCGGTGCAGATGGCGTAGAGGAATTTATGATTGACTTCCCTATGCACGAAGACTATTACGATGCGATGAAATACTATTGCAGTCGGTACGAAGATTATATGATTAAAAAATTTGCTGAAAAATGAAATACGAAACTATCTCCCAACTACTCCGACAACTGAAGTCGGCAGACATATCCGAATCAATCCTCAAAGACATAGAGACCATTGAGCAGCTACACTTGCGCTTTGCCTACCACGATGCCCTGCTTCGTGTGCCCTTTGATCAATGGTACGAAGCAACATTCAAAACAGAAACAAAATGAAAATCATAGAACTACTTGACGGCTCCACTTGGGATATGGAGACCATCCTCGATAAAATGCAGGATGACCAATTCTACTATGGGGATCTTGGCAAAAACGCCTTATCCTCCAGTGCTTGCAAACTGCTGCTCACCTCACCCAAGACCTACCATTACGTTACGAAGTATGGCAGTGAGGACTCCGATGCTTTTGCCGTAGGCAGACTCGTTCACCTTATGGCTTTAGAGCCTCACAAGGTAGCGGACTATGAGGTGATCGAAGTCCAGAGTAAGAACGCAAAAGCTTGGCAGGATGCAAAGGGCAAGCGTAATCTTTGCACCCGGAAGGAGTATAACGAGGCTCAGAGAATATCCGATGCGCTGCTTCGTAATGAGAACGTGCTGGGGCTTATCACGGGCTGCGAGTTTGAGGTGCCTAAGATCGGTATAATTGGAGGCCTTCCGTTCCGGGCGAAGGCTGACATCTATGCAGACGGCTTCTTGGCTGACTTAAAAACAACAACCGACCTCAGAGCATTCCCCTACTCTGCTAAAAAGTACGGCTACGATGTGCAGGCATTTATCTACACCCGACTCTTTGGAGTTCCGATTGACAAGTTTTACTTTATCGCTATTGACAAGGCGAGCCTTGACATAGGCATCTACTCGGTGAGTCCAGAGTTCGTTGCAGAGGGTGAGCGTAAGACTTTAGAGGCTATTGAATTATACAAGCAATTCTTTATCTTAGGGGAGGACTTGGACTCTTATACAATAGTAGGCACGTTATGACCGACATCACCAAATGCACAGGAGAGGGCTGCGCCCTCAAAGAAACGTGCTACCGCTTTACCGCCCCTGCCGAAATGTACCAATCGTTCTTTGTTGGCGTACCTGTCAAGCACGGCAAATGCGAATACTATTGGGGTGAAGCCTCACAATCAACATACGACCAACTAAAAGAAATCTTTAACACCAACGAGAAATGAGCAGCCTTACATTGTGGGTTTTGTTACTTCCTATTTACATTATGCTCATAGGAATATATAACGAGATTCGCAAAAGAAACAACAACCTTTAAAACAAACGAATAATGCAAGACCAATTTATGAGGATAGCGATGGCGCAGCTCCGTAGCACCTACCCCTTCAAGCCCCAACGCAGAGCAGTAGCTGCTCGGATGTGGGTAAAGTACCTTGAGCGCAAGTGCTCTATATCGTAACTCCCTGCTCAAGGCCTCAAAACCTTGTGAGGATAAGACAATGCATCCCAGAATATGCCACGTGGGTAGTTATGATGGATGCTGCTACCAACTTCAAGGGAGCAACAGGCGCATCCATAACACACTACTCAACCCGTTCTGGATCTTGGGGACACCCTTTAAGAAACGAGTTCTTGGAATTATACCGGGATTCCTTCACGAAAGAGGACTGGGTATACTATCTGGACGATGACAACATCTTACATCCAAAATTCATAGAGGAATGGAACAATCTAAATTCCCTCGATTGCTCGATCGTAACGTGGGGACAAGTGGGTAGGCTACGCCCTACCGACCAACCTCGAGTCGGGAACATAGATACGGCCTGCTATATGTTTAAGCCCTATGATCTGCCCAACCTCCGCTTTGAAACGAGCTACGAGGCCGATGGCATCTTCGCAGGGGAAGCTGCAAGACTGGGATCGCTTATCTGCGTAGATCAGCCCCTTTGTTACTACAATGCTTTGGCTTGAAAAAACATACGAAGGTCTACCTCAAAGGGATGGGATATGCCACGACTGACTTTATCCCCTGCGAGGTATGTGGATCTCAATCGGTAGACATCCACCATATAGAACCCCGAGGGATGGGAGGGAGCAAGATCCGGGATAATATCGAAAACCTTATGGCATTATGCAGGACTTGCCACCACGAAGCCGACTTCGGAACCACTCTAAAGAAAGACTACCTTTACGAGGTTCACAACCATCACCTATCAAAAAGAGTTATTTAGATATGCACAGAGCAGCAATCGGTACAATACTACCAAACCCCAGTAACCCGAGAATAATAAAAGACTATAAGTTTAAGAAACTTGTAAAGTCTATCGAGGACTTTCCCCAGATGCTTGAGCTAAGGCCTATCGTAGTCGATAGCAATATGGTCGTGCTTGGAGGCAATATGCGATTAAGGGCTTGCATTGCTGCAGGGCTTAAAGAGGTGCCGATTATAATAGCAGACCAACTGACTGATATCCAAAAGAATGAGTTTATAATTAAGGACAACGTAGGCTTTGGCGAATGGGATTGGGATCAGTTAGCGAACCAATGGGATATGGAGCTTTTAAGCGAGTGGGGAATGGATGTACCCTACACGGAGGATGAAATCGAAGAGATGGGCAATCCGGTAAATGATAACTCAGAGAAACCATTTGCTTTGGAACTGGATTCCGAGTCCAACTACTTGGTGCTAAAATTCAATACGGACATAGACTGGATTCAAGCGAAGACCATCTTTGAATTGGAGAGCGTTGCATCAAAGAGGGCAAACGGCAAGGCTTGGTCTATCGGCATCGGCCGTGTAATTGATGGGGTAGAAGCAATCAAGCGGATTCAAGGTGAAAATTAAATTCTTTGCCCCTTCGTATAAAAGACCTCAAAAGTCAATTACACAGATCACCTATCCGAATGTCACTCTGGTAGTCCGGGAGTCAGAAGCGGAGGAATATCAAAAGAACGGCAATAACATCGTGGTATGTCCAGACTCGGCACAAGGTAACCTCTGCCGGGTGCGTAACTGGATATTGGATAACCTATATGAGGATGCTGACTGCATTGTAATCTTGGACGATGATTGCTCTTACATAGGACGGTGGGAGGAACAGACCAATATAAAGTTCAACCCACAGGAATTAGAAGAGTTCTGCGAGTCCGCTGCTCTTTTGTGTGCGGACTTTGGATTCCACTTCTGGGGATTGAATTGCGTAACGGACAAGGGTGCTTATCGTGAGTACACGCCATTTGGCACAATTCAGTATATCGGTGGGCCATTTCAAGCGCACCTCAGTACGAGCAAGATCCGATACGATGAAAATCTTCCACTAAAGGAAGACTACGATATTTCATTAGAGCATATCAGAACTCACGGAGGATGCTTAAGGATCAACTATGCCCATTATGAGGTAAAGCAAGCATCCCAGACTGGAGGATGCGCTACATACCGAAATCTGAAGAGGGAGAAAGAACAATTTTTTCTCTTACAAAAAAAATGGGGCAAGGATATTATTACAAGGGATAAGGGAAGCAAGAGATCCTTTGACTTCAATCCAATTATGAAAGTTCCAAATAAAGGGGTATGACAAAAACTGACATCCATAAAAAGGCAATGCTCGATGCATTGGAGAAATCTCTGGGAGTAGTTACTTCTGCTTGTAAAAGCGTGGGCATCGCCCGACAGACTCATTATGAGTGGATGAAGGAGGATGCTGATTACAAAGCAGCAGTCGATGAACTATCAGACGTAGCGATTGACTTCGCAGAAAGCCAACTGCATAAGCAGATAAAGGAGGGCAACTCCACCGCTACTATCTTTTTTCTAAAGACCAAGGGCAAGAAGAGGGGATACATAGAGAGGCAAGAGGTAGATATCCAGACCCCGAAGCTATTTCAGATAGAGGTGCTTGGCGAAGATTGAGACCAACAAGGTATATGGCCACCTAAAGCGAAGCACTAAAAAGATAGTAGTCGAGCAGGGCGGTACCCGTAGCGGAAAGACATACAACATCCTGCTATGGATCATATTCTATTACACGGATAAGAACGAAGGCAAGACCATCACGATCTGCCGTAAGACGTTCCCTGCGCTCCGGGCTTCTGTTATGAGGGACTTCTTTGAGATCCTCCGGAACCACGATCTATACAACGAGAGCTACCATAACAGATCAAATAGCGAGTACTACCTCAATGGGAACCTTGTGGAGTTCATCAGCCTCGACCAACCCCAGAAGATTCGAGGGCGCAAGCGCAACCTCCTGTATATTAACGAAGCCAATGAGCTGACGTATGAGGATTGGCAGCAGCTGATAATGAGAACCGAGGATCGGGCGATACTTGACTATAATCCTTCGGATGCATTTCATTGGATTTATGATAAGGTCGTACCAAGAGATGACTGCGACTTTTTTCAAACGACCTACCTCGACAATATGTTTTTAGATCAGAGCATAAAGGATGAAATCCTACGGCTCAAGGATACGGACAATGACTACTGGCGTATCTATGGTCTGGGGGAACGTGGTATGAGTAGGGCTACGATATTCCAGTACGGGCAGTCGGAGATCCCATCAGATGCAAAGCTTCTATCGTATGGGATGGACTTCGGGTTTACAAATGACCCCACGGCTCTCGTTGCAGTCTATGAATCAAATGGCAGCTTTTACTTTGATGAACTGCTTTATCGCACGGGGATGACTAATAACGATATCGCAAACATCCTAACCTCGATCGGTATCGACAGGAGAACCGAGGTATATGCTGACTCCGCAGAGCCTAAGTCAATCGAGGAACTATATCGCAGGGGATACAATGTAAAGCCCACGACTAAGGGGCCGGACTCGGTGAACGCAGGAATCGATATAATGAAACGATATAAGCTATTCATCACTCCCCGGAGTATCAATCTTGAAAAGGAGATGCGTAACTACAAATGGACAGAGGATAAGAACGGGAACCTCCTTAATAAGCCTATCGATGCTTTTAACCACGCAATCGATGCTGCGAGGTATGCTATATTTAGCAAGAAAAATAACCCTAACTTTGGCAGATATTCTGTACGATGATATACGTAGCCGGTCAACCGGGTGGAGTTTATTACCACCGCCTCCAGATACCATACGAGGACTTGCTTATGCGAGGCTACCTCGTAAAGTTTGGAACCATCCAAGAACTCGATAAGTACAAGGGGGCAATCACGCATCTCGTTGTCAACCGAGGGCTGAGTACCACGAATCACAAGGCGTTCCGGTATATGCTGGATCAGAACAATATCAAACTGATAATTGACTTAGATGACTGGTGGATGCTACCAAGGCATCACGCTAATTATAGTAATCAGAAAACGCAGGACATCGTATCGACTCTCAAAATAGCGGATGAAGTCCATACGACCAATGAATACCTTGCGAGCAAGATCCAAAAAGAAAACCCCTTCATACCTATCTGGGTTCTGCCCAATGCGATAGACCCACGTAGGACACAATGGGAGAACATAGAAAAGGTGGAGGGCTTTAACGTGGGCTATATGGGTGCATTGCACCACGATGATGACTTGGCGTATAACCGCATCAATTTAGAGGGACTGAATGCTTATACCATTGAGTACTATAAAGAGTCGCTAAGGGCTTCTAATGCGTTCGAGAGGGCTGACTACTCCGACTATGGCAAACTATATAAGAACATCCACGTCAGTATCGCACCACTTTCACCAAGCACCTTTAACAAATGCAAGTCAAACCTTAAGGCTATCGAGGCTGGGTTTACCAAGACGTGCATAATAGCCCAAGATATGCATCCCTATACCCCGTTTCTGAATAAGAACAATGCAATCCTATGCAAAGGGCCGGGGCATTGGGAAGAGGAACTGCGGAACCTCGACCCTCAAAGATGCGCTGACCTTGCGGAAAGGCTCTATGAGGACGTACAATTCTACCACATTACCAATATCAACGACACACGCCAGCAATGCTTCGCACAATAAAAGTACCAACGATCTGGGCTGACCTCAGCCTAAAGGACTTCCAGAGGTTTATGGGGGCTAACCCCACGGATGAAACGGCTGAGGACTTAGCTCTATCGATATTCTGTGGCATCGATAAGGATGAGCAGGACTCGTTCCCGGTAAAAGAGCTCGAGGATATCAAGACAATAATCGCTGGGGTGTTCACGGAGAACCCACCCTTACATCGGTTCGTGCATATCGATGGGGTAAAGTATGGCTTTCACCCTAAGCTGGAGGACATCTCACTCGGGGAGTTCGTAGATCTGGAAGAGTATATGAAGGAGCCCATTAAGAATGCTCAGAAGTGGATGGGGGTGCTTTACCGCCCCGTGATTAAGGAGGCATACGGAAGGCACGAGATAGAGAAATACCATCCAGATAAGCACGATGGATCAGCATTCGAGGCCATCACGATGGACGTAGTGCAGGGTGCGCTGCTTTTTTTTTATCGTTTAGAACTCGGACTGCAGATGTCTTCGCTGACTTATTTGAAGCGAGTGGCGAAACAAGGGAAATCCTCGACTCCAGAACTGCCTTCGGTAAACGATGGGGATGGTATGCAATCCTCCATCAACTTGCTGCAGGATCTCTACAAAACCTTGACCAGATAACGGAGCTACCGCTTTACCAATGTTTGATGTGGGTAACGTACGAGGCTGACAAGTCACGCCTTGAGGCGCAGGTGGCTCGACAGAATACCCGATAACGGGTTCTTTATTTATGAAGTACGGATACTATCAAATCTGCGAGGCTCTGCAATCAGCAGCCGACAATTCCTCCTACGTGAACTCCGTAACGTGGGGCAACATCTTTGACGTAGATATGCGGAAGATGACCCTATTCCCTTTGTGCCATATCCTTACGGGAACGGCTGAGGTACTGGAGCGAACCGTGATCTATTCAATCGATGTTCTGGTGATGGATGCGATGGACTATTCCAAGCAAGATCCGAATGTCGTACCCTATTCCTTCGAGGGGGTAGCGCAGAAGCAGGACATATATCATAGGAGCCTATTCTCGATGCAGGAGATGATTGCAAGCCTCCGGAGGGGTGATCTATACACGGATGGCTTTAGGCTCGTTAACGACCCTCTATGCGAGCCCTTCGATGAAGACTTCGAGTCCACCGTGTGCGGATGGAAGGCAACGCTCCAGATAGAGACTCCGAACCCGACTATTATCTGCTAATGGCTTCCGGGAATCCAGATCTAAAAAAAGCGGAGAACACCCGGCTTGCTCTTGATAAGTTCGGGAAGTATCTGGTTGCGGAAAGCCGTAAGAACCTCACCCGTAAAAAAAAGAATGTAACGAATACGTTATACAATTCACTCGACTATGAAATCACCACGGGGCCAAATAGCCTCGAGTTCGACTTCTTGATGGCTGAATATGGCGAGTGGGTAGATAAGGGTAGAAAAAAGGGCAAGATGCCACCCTTCGGCCCCATCTATGCGTGGGCTGCCCGTAGGCGGTTGCAGTTTAAGGATGGCAAGGGGAAGTTCCTATCGTACGCAGATACGGCAAGGCTCGTAATGATTAAGATCAAAACCAAAGGAATCAAGCCCTCTGACTTTTACACGAGGCCTTTTAACTTGGGCTTCGCCAAACTGCCAAACGAGATAGTCGAAGCGTATGGTATTGACGTTGAGAACTTTATCGAGTTCACTATAAAGAAATTGAATCTAAAATATAAGTAATGGCAATCACTATCACGCAGCAAGCACCGACTCGCTCCTTCGCTGGCAGCCCAATGGTCTATTCTGTGAGCAGTAACAATTCGGGGAACGCAGGATTCAAGTACGTTGCGGATGTATTTATCTGGTTTGGCTCGAGTGCATCGGTACCGGGATCCTATGTCTATCGCCTTATCAAGCCGAAGGAAAGCATCAGCAATCTATACGGGTACTTTGATATCAGCAATATCGTAAGCTCTTACCTATCGCAGACCAATATCGACCACGCTGCTGGAACGGCTACTGATAATGATCAGACCGTATGCAATGTACAGGTGAAGTTCCGGGAGTACACGACCGCAGGAGGTATCGCTGCAGTTACCGCAACATCCAACACAATAAACGCTTACGATGGCTATACGGAGTTTGTGGATGGGGTAAATGCTACGACCACCACGGGAGTAATGACAAGCGGAAGCAGCATCCAATATATCCAACTCGACCAAGCCCTCACGATAGGGGTAGTGCCTGCTCTGGTAAATGGGATGCGGGTAGATTATAGCGATGGACAATCTGCTATGATTGACATAGCGGACTTCGGTGCAGTGGATTCGGTAAACTCTACCAATAAACTATTTTACCTTCCTGCTGGCGTTGCTAACCTTAACGATTCAGTAATCGACCCGAAGCCACAGGATGTCGCAGACCTCTTATACTACGACTTATCCCTTGGAGTATTCCAGAGTGTGGCGTATAGCCGGAGGGTAGAGACCGATGGTGGAGTATGCGAGGCATTGGCTTGTCTGGAGGCTGCGCTGCAGGAACTCGGGGAGGATGACGCTGCATACACCACTCGCTTCACCCCGGAGTGCGAGGTAACGTATGACCCTATCACCATCACTTATCAGAATAAATACGGAGCGTGGGACTATATCGTGGCATTTAAGAAATCAACAAACTCTACATCCACCAGCAAGGAGCAGTATGAGACCAACGTAGGCACGATCGGTTCGAGTACCTTTACCTACAATCCTGCGACTGCATCCCCTACCAAGACCTTTAACAATTTCGGAAGGGATAGCATTAGCGTTAACACGGGATTCTTAAACGATGGATATAATCAAATGGTAAAGGAGATGCTACTATCCAACATCCTGTACTTCGTGGAGGAGGAGAGGTACGTTACGCTTAAAAACACTTCGCAGGAGTACAAGACAAGCCTCAATGATAACCTCGTGCAGTACACCTTCAATTTCGATTACGCAGCACAAGTTAAAAACAGGGTATGGCTCTAACGCTGCAAACCACTACGGGGTATCTGGACTTATTCAGCGATGAAAGTATCAGCGTAGATTATAACCTCGCTGACCTCCGAGATCCTGCTGCAATCTTTAGCCCGATATCGAAGAGCTTCTCGCTTCCTGCAACGGATGTTAACAATCAGTTCTTTAAGCATTACTACGATGTAAGTATTAGCGGAGGGTTTAATGCGTATGCGAAGCAGGACGTAACGCTTTACAGCGATGACCTTATTATGATCAGCGGCTACCTTCAGTTGCTCGATGTAACGCTGGAGAACACAATGGCGAAGCAGTACCAAGTTCTGGTCGCTGGGGAGAACGCAAGGTTCGCCCGTAACGTAGGCGAAAAGGAAATAAGTGAGCTGGATCTGGAATCATATATGCACATTTTCAACTACGAGAATATCGTAGGCAGTTGGAATGGCGATCTATTCGGTGGCGATATAGTATATGTACCGGTAGATACGAGGGTCTTTGCAAGCGATACGCTATTTTCTCCGCAGCAAATACTCACCCCCTTATTTGAAACGGACTTTTACCCAGCGATAAAAGCCACGATTATATTCGAGCAGATCTTTACCGAGGCAGGGTACACGATAGAAGCAGCAACCGGGATCTTTGCAAATCCTAAGTTCACGGATATGCTATTGCTTGGGTATAACAAAGAGGGGCTTGTGCCTTTAGAGGCGGCCTTTAATAGTAGGCTGGCGCAGGTATACTCGAGTGCGAGCTTATCAATTCCAGAACTCACGGCCACAACTCCGAGCATAATCCAATTCAATACGGAGGTTTATGATAACGGCAACAACTATAACCCTGCAACCTATCGGTATGCTTTGCCTATTATCGGATCGTATAAGTTTAACGTGCAGGGAGTTATAACCTCACCCACTGGCAACTTTATGTACCAGGTCGTAATGTACTTGGGTAACACCGCAATCCAGAGCAAGGATGTCGTGACAAATAGTGCATTCTCGATGGACTTTGTGCATTTCTTTAGTGACTTGACCACGAGCAATCTGGTATCCTTCCGGATAGGGGGGATTGATTCCGGAGGTACTCTCGCATCCAGTTGTCAGATGACCGTGATCAGCGCACCGGACTACCCTACGGGGTCGGATGTTGACCCTTCGATGTTCTTGCCTAAGATGAAGCAGAAGGACTTTATCGCTGGAATCGCTAAGATGTTTAACCTCGTATTCGTTCCGAGTAAGGAGATACCGAATATGATAAGCATTTTTGCTTACGATGCTTGGATAGGATCGGGCGCAGTAAGGAACTGGCAGGAGGTCGTGGATGTAAGTCAACCCATCACGATAAAACCCACTACGGAACTGCAGGGCAAGACCATAAAGCTGCTAATGGCTAATGGCAACGCTATTCTCGATAATGCCTACGTATCCTCCTTTGGAATACCACACGGCAGCGTAGAGGTCGAGGACACGGGCAATCAATTTGCGGAAAGCGAGATCACAATCGAAACACCCTTTGCTGCGACAATCACGAATCGGATAAATTCAAATACTACATTTGACGTTATTCAGATGTTCGATGCGGAGGGGAAGCCTATCGACTCCCCACCAAGGCTGCTATATTTCAATGGGGTTAACGGGACATCGAACTATTATATCCTTCGCAGCACGGACGGAACTTTTCAAGTGCAGAACGAGTACCCGGTATTCAATGTAAACTACGGGGGCACGTTTACCGCAACATTCGGGATCCCACAATTAGAAGGCACCAAGCCTCCAAAGAACAATCTGCTTACGGACTTTTACGCCACCTATCTTTTGGAGCTATATGCTACGGATGCGGTGATGCTTGAGGTATCGATAGTGCTGGAGCCTGCGGAGTTATTTCTGCTGAACTTAAACGATCAGATCTACTACGATGGGGAGTACTGGAGGATCAATAAGATAAACGGGTACGATCTGGATAAGATGACTGCACGGGTGGAGTTGTTTCGGGCTTCGTTTGTGAACTCCTCGATCTGTGCGAGCACTATCTCGGCTTTGAATAATGACGGAACCGTGAGCTTTAGCGGTACGTCTACGCAGCAATGCTGCGAGTTCTATGGGTATAAGTGGAGCGACAATAAGTGCTACTGGCGTACGAGTAAGTTTGTGAAGTCAAAAAGCGCAGGGCTTGTAGGTCTGGAGAAATCAGCAATCGCTAATGTCAGCACCAAAACCTCACGGCCTACGAACACGATGTATTGGTACACCGTGACTTCGGACTTAGAGGCTACGAACTTCCGGTGTGTGGCATTGCATAATTATGCTACGCCTTTGTTTGACCTTGCGGTGGGGGATCATCAGATCGTAAGGATCACTTTTACCTGTGAGACATATTCCTACCAGACGGACTACACGATAGTACGGGGAGCAGCAGGCGATACAATCCACGGACTTCATAATGTAACGAGCGATAGGTATCGAGTAACTATCAAGAAGGCTAACGGCTTCGCTTCGTATTTGCAGTTGGAGCACCACGGAGGTACGGAGGTCGCAGAAACTTGGAGCGTGGTAGCGGAAAGAACGCAACTATTATGAATATAGGTTTTTTAATTACTGCGCTTAAAGGGGATCACTACGGCATCTGCAATGAGATAGAGATATCAAAAGGCAAATGGGAGATAGTTGAAAGCTGGTCAGAGGCGAAGCAACAAATCAAGAGGCAATGGCAGTCGAGAAAGTTATAAAGCTAAAGGTTGAGAATGGCGAGGCTATTCTAAACGTGCAGGAGCTTAACAAGGCTTTGGGCGATACCAACAAGCAGGCCGATGGATTAAGTGGTACGATGGCTAACGCCACGGAAGCTATCGATAAGTACACGGGCGGTGCAGCTTCTGGGTTTAAGGCCTTGGTCGGTGGCGTAAAGAGCTTTGTTGTGGGTATGAACACCGTGAAGGGTGCGCTTATATCCACAGGCCTCGGTGCTTTTGTAGTGGTGCTTGGCTCTTTGTTCGCTTACTTCACGCAAACCTCCAG